TTGCCCACGGGCAAATGGAATGCACAGTGGATGCAGAATCCAACAGCAGAAGAAGGTGCAATATTAAAACGTGAGTGGTGGATGAAGTATACAGAAGATGAAATACCACAACTACAACACGTCATACAATCTTACGATACAGCTTTTACAAAAAAGGAGACAGCTGATTACAGTGCGATAACGACATGGGGTATATTTTATCCAGATGAAGATAGTCCAGCTAATTTAATATTGTTAGATGCAATAAAAGGTAGATACGAGTTTCCAGAACTACGTCGCTTGGCATTAGAACAATATAGTTATTGGAAGCCTGAAACAGTTATAATCGAAGCCAAAGCATCTGGTTTGCCTTTGACATACGAACTACGACAGATGGACATACCCGTTGTCAATTACACTCCGTCAAAAGGCAACGACAAGCACACACGTGTAAATGCGGTTGCACCTTTGTTTGAATCTGGTATGATATGGGCACCTGAGCAGAAATTCGCAGACGACGTCATTGAAGAGTGTGCTGCGTTTCCTTATGGTGATCATGACGACTTGGTTGATAGTACAACACAAGCAATCATGCGATTCAGACAGGGCGGTCTGATCGGTCACCCTGAAGATTATGTCGATGAAAAACTCGGCCAACGTAAAAGGAATTACTATTAATGAATAAAGTCGTAGAACAAATAATAAAAAAAGAATTGTTTAAACGAGGAGGTGTTATGGCTTCTAAAGAAGCAGTGAAAGCTGCATATAAATCTTTAGAAACAAGAATGAAACCTTTAGGATTAGATATCAATCTAATCAAATCAGAAAAAGATTACAAGCAAGCTTTAGGATTTGTTAAAAATTTAGAGGACCAGATATTTAAAAAAAGTATAGCGGACTCTACAAAAGGCCCGGCTAAAATATTTGATCTAGAGGGTAAAAGATTAGACCCTAATGAACCTATCATGGGTGGCACACAAGAAGAATCTATTAAAAAGAATATAGCAGCAGCCACTGAAAAAGGAGACTTTAAAGGAATAGCAAATCAGGTGTTAAGAGATCCTGATATAGCAAGAGAGTTTGCAATGATGAAAAAGTTTCCGTTTCGTAGGGAAGAAAATGTAAGAAGTGGTGCTGATGCAATACCTCTTGCAAGAAAAGCTGAATTTGATGAAGAGATGGGTATCAAAAGTATGATTAAAGACAGAGACTACAGCGTAGAAAAATTAGTAAAAGATTTTAAAAAATTTGGTAATGCAACTGATAAAGATATTCAAATGATATTAGGTTCTGGTAAATCAGGTCAGATCCCTTACGTCATGGATAACTATGGCATGAGTTATAAAGATGTAATTAATACATTAAAACGAGGTGATCCATTAATTGAAGGTATGGCAAAAGGTGGACGTGCAGGATTTAAAGTTGGTAGTCCGAGCAAACGTTTATTTTTAAAAACTGCTGGTGGTCTTGCAGCATTAATAACTGCAATTAAATCCGGTTTAATTGGAGTGCCTAAAAAAGAAGTTGCTAAACAAGTTATAAAAGAATCTGCTAAAGATGTAGGATCAGCACCACCTGACTATTTTTTTAATCTTGCAAATAAAATTAAAAATCTTGGTAAAGAGTCAAAAGTAAAACCTAAAGAAAGAGTTAATGAATATAATTACAAAGGTAAAGATGGGTCTGAGTATACATTAACAGAAGACATTGGAACAGGTGAGATGCAGATTGTAAAAGAAAAGGGAGGTGTTGGAACTTCTGGTGAAAAAACTTTTGACACAATAAATGATAGAACTGTTATGGAATACAAACCTGGAAAAAGTATGGCTGATGAAGGAACAAAAGGAACACCAGCAGATGAGTATGATGAATACAAAGTAGAATTTGATATGGATGGCACACCGGCAGATGCTGACGAGATTAGTGACATAATTAAAAAAGAAATTATAGAAGAGGCATCAGATATACCTCAAAAGAAAATTAAAAAAGCAAGTGGTGGTGTTGCCTACATGTTAGGAGAATAATGAAAAATTTTAAAATTATAGAGTTGATGGAATTGTTTGATGAGGGTGAAGTAATTCCAGCAAGTGAAATGCAAAGACCACAGAAAGCATTAGACAGAGAAATGTTTCAAGATGCAAACGAAAGATTAATGAGAGCTGATGGTGGTATGTTAGTGCAACCAGGTTTTGGTGGAACAAGACAAGGGTATAGAGATAAAAAAAACAGAGTTAAATATAAAGTTATAACTGAGTTGTCAGAAGGAGATTTAACTAATTTTAAATATCCAAAAGACCATAAGTATAAAGTGCAAGTGCCGGTAAAAAAAGATATTAATGAGCTCGGAAGTTTAAGAACTTATAGTGCTAAAACTAAAAAAGAATTACAGGCCATAATAGATAAAGCACCTATAACTAATAAAGATTATACAGAGGGTTTAATTAAAACTAAAATACCTGAAGGAGCTACAGAGTTTGATAAAAACAGAATAAAAATTCCAACGGATATATTTGTTGGAGAAGGAAAAGAAAAATCTAGAATATTTAAAATACAAAATAAAGATGGAACCAATGTTAAATACACAACAACTGGTGCTGGGGGTGGAAAGAAAAAACTTTATGATTCTATAGAAGAAGTTAAAAAAGCTAAACTTGATTTTACTCCTGACACTCTTGTTAAACAAAGTTCTAGAAGAATAAAAGAAAACATAAGTGAAGTTGTTTATAAAAATAAAAAAACTGGAAAGATAGTAAAAAAATATAAACCTTTTATAGGTCCAGATAAAGTTACCATTGAAGGTAAAGGTGCTGATACATTAGAGGAAGCACAAAAATTTGTTGATGATTATTTTAAAAAAAATCCTAAAAAAATAAGAGTCGCAGATCCTGAAAAAGATTATACATCAAAAAAAGTAAGAAAAAAATCGTTATTAGAAACTGACCCCACTGGAGCGGTAGGAACTAAAAAATTTCAATATCACCACATTAGACAAATTGCAGGTGGCACTCCACTAACGACAGATGATGTAATGATTATTAATCAAAGAATAAACTCTGCATTAGGAACTAAATATAACAAACCTTTGAACAGAATATCAGAAGCTATTAGAAAAAATAACATACTAGCGTTAGAGGCTATGAATAATAAACAAGAAGGACTCGCACTAGAATATATGAAAAAGGTTGATAACCTTAACGCTCAAGCAGAAAAAATTGTAAACAGTGCCATAAATAATTTACCAAAAAAATATAAAGGTTATGTTGGATTTAATGCGGTTGAGTTACCAAGAGATGAGTATGGCCTTCCGATTGGTAACGAACCAGTAAGAGTTAAAAAAATTGGAGGAACGCCAGTATCAAAAGATGCAATAGATTTAACAACTTTAAATTTAAAACAAGAAAAAGAATTTAGAAAAATAGTAAAAGCACAAGCAGAGAGAGGACAAACTGGATCTATAAAAAATGTTGAAAAACTTTTAGCATCTTTTTCTGCTAACCCTAAATGTAGAGCAAACTTCAGCAGGGGTGGTAGAATAGGTTATGCTACTGGACCTGCAAATCTGGCAGAATGTGCAGTAAGTGGTAGAAACAGATTAGAAAAAGTAATCAAGGGAGGTGTAAAACTTGGTGATCAAGAGGGAATTCTTGCAAGACAAATTTTAAAAGCAGGTAGATCACTTGGTAGTGCTTTTACATTGAGTGGTCTGTTTGGCCCTGCTGCAATAGCCTTTACCGCTGCAGCTGAGGCAGGGTTTGTTGGTTATGATATGTTAACAACAGGTAAAACTTTTAAAGAAACAATAGGTGATAGTTTATTTAATTATGCACTTGGAGAAAAAACAAAAATAGATCCACAAAAAGAATTGTTTAAAAGATTTAGTGGTCTTGGTTATAACGATGAACAACTGGGTAACTTTGCAAACGTATTAAATCAAACTAATCAATTAAATACTATTCTTAAACAAGATTTAAAAGTTGGTAATTTAAAAGATCAAGTTAAAGCTTTCAGAGAGCAACCTAAAGATACGTTTATGTCACCAGATATGTCACCAGATGATGAGATGTTACAAACAGATCAAGCTATAAGAGCCGAACAAAAATTAAAAAATGAAAGTTTAAATTTAGATAATCTTCTTACAGCTTATAGAAAAGAGCCAAACATAGGGACACCTGATTTTCAAGGAACTCAGTTTAGTCTTCCAAGTGTGGAGGACACTATTCTTGAAGATATGGCATCAGGTAAATTTCAAGAAGCACAACGAGACCTTAAAGCTGCAAATATACTTGCTGATCTTGAAAAAGCACGATCAGTTCAAGACAATTTTTTTGGTAAATTTTTACAAGGAGATATTGGTAAACAAAAACTTGCAGATAAAATATCTGGACTTGAACAAGACTATCTTGATCTAATACAAGAAAGAGGACCACAACTAACGCCTTTTGCAGGCGGTGGTATTGCTGGTTTATCTGGTGGTATAGATGAGGGCCCACAGGTAGAATCAATGAATCCTGATTCACAAGGGTTGCAGTCTTTAAAAAACCGTGCTAGAAACATATAGGAGTATTAAATGGCAGAAATAGACAAAGGACTCCCGAACACTAGAAACAAAGAAGAGATTCCTTCAGACGCGGAATTACAAGAAGTAGCTGTTCAGGAACAAGAACAACAAGACCCAAGAGGACCAGTAGAAGTAATACCAGAAGAAGATGGTGGTGCTACTATTGACTATGAACCGGGAGCTATAAATATACCGGGCACAGAAAATCATTTTGATAATTTAGCAGAACTTTTACCAGACGATGTTTTAGAACCTGTAGGTAATGACATGGTGCAAAACTATATGGACTACAAAGCATCAAGAAAAGATTGGGAACAATCTTACACAACAGGTTTAGATCTTCTTGGATTTAAATATGAAAATAGAACAGAACCTTTCCAAGGTGCATCAGGTGCAACGCACCCAGTATTAGCAGAGGCTGTTACACAATTCCAAGCACAAGCTTACAAAGAACTATTACCAGCAGACGGACCAGTTAGAACACAAGTTATTGGTGTTAAAAATCCACAAACAGAACAACAAGCAACTCGTGTAAAAGATTTCATGAATTATTTAATTATGGATCAAATGAAAGAATATGAAGCAGAGTTTGACT